TTCTACTCTGACTACCGTAGGTTCTAAAGCCTCTGGATTGTTCTCTTCGAATTGTTCTAAGGCTAATACCTCAGCGTCATTCGGTCCTTTAACATCATCTATATCTACTTCAGCAAACATAGGTACTTCATATTCAATATGTACTCTGTATTTCATTATGATAATTCCTTAATAACAAATTTAACTGGGGTAAGTTTTACATCTGATGGTAATTGTGTTTTAACACTTGCAGCATCATCCATAGCGTCTGTTAATGTCTCTTGAACACTTACAATAGCGTTAGGTGTTTCATTAGTTATTAAACCGTAGGCAAGTTTAACAGTGCTATTCTCTTTTTGAATATTAATATGCATTTATATGTTCCTTTATTTTATTTACAAACTGTCTGAAATAAGGAGGGTCGAACTTTGGAAGTGTATTTAGACCTTCTTCAATTGCTTCCTCTACATTTCTATTACTAAAGGCAGTTTCAATGCCTAGCCAATCATAAGGTTTACTGCGTCTACTCAATGTGTTACCTTCCAATTTGTTCCTATAGTTTCTTTTCCATCGTTCATATATGAGCCGGCTAGAGGACACTTAAGTCCAAACATTTCACCTACCTCTCTCAGAGAATCACACTCTGCATTCGCCATCCAACGAGCTTCTTCAAGATCATTGGATGGCATTTCTATTTGCCATTCATCATGAACTAAGTTGACGAGTTGAATCCTTTTATCAACCGGTGGATTAAGTATGCGAAGCTTAGAAATACTGCTATCCTCAAGAATGGGATAAGAGCCAACCATGCCTGATGCATCTCGTAACCTCTGCTCATGTTCTTTCACCTTCTCTAACCACAGGATTGTGGCATGCTTCATCACGACTGCTTCTCCATTTTGGAGATAACCACTCATGGTTAAGTGTCGTCGTTCTCCTTCGGTCTCTCCCAGGATCTTAACCTTTCGACCGTCCAACCCAAAGAAGTAGCCTCTCTTCGCATCTTTAGGTATAATAGTCTTCTTGAGCCTAGAGAATCCTTCGTATCGTCCCAGTAGACGATCAAGAGCTTTCTTCGTTTCGTCCTCGCCCGTGTCGAGAACTTCAGATAGTTTCCTAATCCCTGCTCCAAGAAGAAGAGCGTAGATAAATCGCTTGGCAGCAGCTCTAGATTTACAGACACTACCAAGAATTCTTTGGTTAAGCGAATGCGGATCGCTTTGTTCTGATTTAGATCCCTTAACGATGGCATCTGTGAACTCCTGGTCGTCTATGTAATGTGCAAATATTCTAAGTTGAATTCCTTCTGCGTCAACTCCAACAAGCAGTTTATTCTTAGGACATGAGAAACACGAACGCATTTCCCCACCCAATAACTTGACTTTACCTTGAGTATCAAGTTCATTGGGGATGTTGGCCATATTGGGTTTCTGGTGTGCCATACGGTGTGTCCACGCACCGATAGCAACGAACTTCCCGTGTATCCTATGGGTATCTGGATTATAAAGGTTGATCCATTCTGTAAGAGTCCTACGCCTGGCCTCGTATAGAATGCGTTTGGCCAGAGTTCTAGCAGAGGTAGGGGCTGTATGGGGAAGTGTAGATATATTAGTCTCATTTATCTTCCAACCATATTTATTAAGATCTTCTCTGACTATTCCCTGTCTAATAGCTTCGATGTGCGTTTTAGTCCTATCGGTCGGTTTCCAATTTGCTCTTGTAAGAACGTCCACAATTTGTTTGTGGCTTGAAGGATTGAAAGATCTGTATTCACATCTACAAAAAGGGAATCCATTGAATTCTGTAAGATCTCCATCTTGAACCCAACGGAAGTCTTTTCTATGTAAAGTACCATGTTTAGTTCTTTCTGGATGAATCTCTCTGATTAAAGTTAATTTAGGAGGGAAAGATTTAAGTATCTCTTCATCTAAATTCTTTAATTCTGTAGTTACTTTTTCCAATAACTTATTACACTTTGTAGTATCAAAATAAAACCCATTATCGTGCAGAGAATTAACAATGATTTGGAACTTGTGTTCACAAGTAATAGCATTCCTGTACTTAGGATTATTGATGTCATTAAGATAGTTAAGATAAATACGCTGACAGATATCGACGTCCCTAATACAATACGTAACCATTTCTTCAGTAAGTCTAGACCAGTCATTGAATTCTCCTTTAGGTAAATTGAATTCAATTCCGTAGTCTTCTATTGAATGTCCTTGGCGTGAATAGTCAAATAACTTAGAAATAATAAGGGTATCAATAATATTGGTAAGACTAATGCAATCATGAAAGTGAATAAGATTACACAAGACAGGGTAATCATAACCAAGAATGTTGTGACCGACCAATCTCTTACATCTTTTAACCAAGGCTTTAAACTTCTCCACTTCTGTTTGATCTTCGTGGAGATTTCTGAAAACATAATATTCTCCTGTAGCTATGTCTTTAAGACAGACACACCATATCTTAGTAGGATTTTCTAATTTATCTGCTTCTATGTCAATGATTAATTGCAACTGACTTAAACTCTTCTAAGAGAAGTTCTTTAATCTTCTCTTTAGGAATATAATAACAATCTTCTCCATCTATAATTCTTACATATCCTTCTTTATAAGGATATCTTAAATAAAAATCAGACATACTGTACCTTTAGTTTATTATAGTAAGCTTCTTCTTTGTCTATTGCAGACTTAAACTTATAAGAATCTCTGTTCTTCATCCATTTAACATCACTAAGTAATCGTCTCATAGTATACCAGTCATTTAAATTAATAGGTCCAATAATATTACTCATCTTTCTCCTCTACGGGTATTTGTATAATCTCATGTAGAACAAACTTCTTACAGAAGTCTTTAGGGTCTACCCATCTGATGACTTGTCCTTCATTGACAGCTAGTTTAATTGATTTCTTAGTCTTAACTATAACATGATACTCTAATAAGTCAAGACCTAACTTAGGAGAAGAAGCTAAGAATATAGTAAATCTCTTCATAGGAGATAACCAATCTATTACTTCTTCAGGAGGATCTGGAGGTCCTTTACCTCCGGTTATTACTCTAAGAGCTTTTCTCTTCTTTCTGACTTCTTCTTCTTTATCTAATCTTTCATCTTCAGTATCGGTTATTGACACATAGGACTCCTTTTAAAATGCCTCTAGGACTGCGTAGGAAGCTCACTGGTAAGTTTAAATTATATTTAGGTATCTACCTACCGGTATTCCCCTAATCAGGAAAGTATGCCCAGAACCATAGTACATTGTGGTTTCTCCAGTATCTTTCCCATGCACATATACAATAGTATCCGTACCCAGGTTCACCTACCATAGGAAATCTTCTTTTCATTATAGTTTCCAATCTATAGGATCTAACTTATCTCTAGATAGAAATGCATTGACTCGACTGAATATTCTACTTCCAGAGAATGAATGTTCTCCTGAACAGAAACCTCTAGGACTCGGATGACTCACTTCGATTAAGTCTGAGTATCTCTCGTCCACATATTCTTTCAATTCTCGCGCAATACTTCCGCATAGAACGAAGCAGATACCTTTTCTGTTTAATCGAGAAACTATCTCGACTGTAAGAGATCGCCATTGCGACCAATGTATATGTGAGAGTGACAAGAATTGTAGACAAGTCGGTATCGTGTTCCACAATAAGACTCCCTGTTCAGCCCATGGTTCTAGGTTACCAGACTTAGGTATCGGATAGTGTAGGTCATTCTGTAACTCTTTAAAGATATTCATTAACGTAGGAGGGAACGGATATTCCTTCCTATTTATACAATCCTTAGGAACACTAAAGGCTAATCCTGTGGCATATTGGGGATTAGGGTAGGGATCTTGTCCAATAATTGCAACTGTCGTTCTGTCAAACGGTGTAATATCCAGAGCATTAAACAACTGCTCCCTGTTAGGATTATAGAAAGTACGGTCAAACTCAAGTTTATCGAGCCTGGATTGCACATCTTCCCACTCCTTTGATCTCCAGAAGTCTAGGTCTTCCCAACTATCTGTGTCGTTCATGCTGCTATTTCCTCAGTCGCAGCAAAGTTATCGTTATCAGAGGTTAACTCTGATAAAGTATATGTCTTAGGATCAAACGTAAGTATGCCTGCTGATCCTGTTTTACCACAGTATCTATTTTTAGAGACTGTGACGTATGTCTCTCTGCTTCCTTGTGCAAGGTCTCTAGAAAGATCAATCCTAATATCTGCGACCTTGCCAATAGCTCTGCTTGATCTTGTCTGTCCGAAATCATTGACATGACTCACTACTATTAATCCAAAATCTAATTCTTTAACCATCATTTCTAATCTTGTTGAGATTTGATCGAGAGCTTGTCTTTCATTCTCTCCCGCCAAGAGAGGAATGGCCATGCAAATGTTACCGAAAAGAATAAAACGACAGCCACAGGCAGAAACGAGAAACCTAATAGTGTCGCAGAGTGTCTCTGCAGAGTCGCCCCCAAAGCTAGAATGAAGGTATAGACGCTCATCTTTCTGAACAACTTGGGAGATAGCAGAAATGATTTGATCTTCGTCGAGACCGCTGTCGGGAAGGTGCGCGGGTCTTTTGAGCTCAAGTCCAGCAATAGCTTGGAGGTGCCTTCTAGGGCTTTCTTCATGAAGAATACATCCTATGTTATCATCTGTTACTTTTAACAAATGATGTTCGAGGTTGTACATAAGTTCAGTCTTACCGACTCCTTCTGGAGCAGTAATTAGAACGATCTCCCCCGTCCTTAGCCCATACGTCTTTTCGGTTAAGGTAGGGAATGGATAGGGGATACCGTGTCGTACTTTACCTTTCAGAATAGTCTTGAAGTCGTCGAAGGAAGAGACGATGGTCTCGGGCAAGTATTTGCGGGAATTAAACCATGTGTTCCTGAGTACTTCACCTTCACCATTCTGAAGGTATTCATTGGCATCTTTCCTTGATGTTAGTTTTACATCAAAGACTTTGCCATAGTCGAAAAGTCTAGAAACTGCTGCTGTAGCTTCTCTACCCACACTGTCACTGTCGAAACAGAGGTAGACTCGATCGAAGCTACTAAGCCAGGATCTACATGCTGTGCAGTCACGTACGCTGCTAGAAGCAGACTGCACAGAAACCACAGGTTGACGTAGAACTTGGTAAAGGGAACACGCATCTTGTTCTCCTTCGGTAATGGTCACATATTTATGTTGACCTGCATTGAACTTATCTGATCCGAATAGACCTGCTTTGCTAATCTCTCCTACGCTGGAGAAATCTTTGCTGCTAAGCTGTCTAACCTTGTAGCTACCGTTCGGATAACGATAGCCAATCGAGACCGGCTTACCTTCGGAATCGATCTTAGTCTTGACGTCATAGAAGCGGAAAGTTTCCGCATTGACGCCACGCCATGGACAATACTCATACGTAA